ATGTGCGCAAATTTTAAGCCTTTAACTTATAGTCAACTTCAAGCATTGAATTTACCTCCAATTCCTTTTGAATATTTGGATGAAGTTTATCCTGCTTATACGACACCGTTATTATTTAAATCTGAATTGGGTTTGGAATGGCGAGATGTGATGTTTGGTTTAGTACCTAAATGGGCGACTGATTTATCTTCTGCAAAAAAAATCTACAATGCGCGTAGTGAAACCTTATTACAGCGTTCAAGCTTCTTTGAAGCCGCGGCTAAGTGTAACTTTGGTGTTATCCCTGTCACTGAGTTCTATGAAGCTAAATACATTGATGGGAAACCACAACGTTGGTGTGTACGTCGTAAAGATGGACAAGCATTTTTCATTGCAGCAATTTATGAAATTTGTCGATTAGATGGTGATATTATTCGTTCGGCTGCCATGATTACAATGGATGCAAGTCATCACTGATTGTATAAGTTGTTGTAATTTAATTATAAAAATATTCTAATGTATTTTATTACTCACAATATTACTCACATTTATTTTTATTGAAAGAAAAAGGTCGCTATTTGCGACCTGTATTTTATGAACTTATCTTGTCGTCATCTGGCCTAACAATACATTCTAAAACATAACTATTCAACCAGTAGTTTTTTCGCCCATCTTTTTTTGGCGATTGGATACGACCGTCATTAATTCTGGCATAAAGTTCCTTTTTTGAAATATTCATTCTCAAAGCAAACTCGGCAGTTGAAATACGACGCTCAGTATTTGTTAAATCAATTGCAATTCCCATAATCAACCTCCTTCAGCTTCTTTAACTGGTGGCTTTGGTAGCGGCATCCAGTGGCTGGGATTATCTTCATGAAAATTCGCCCAATAGTGATTCAGATCTTCATCTACTGTCATATAGTCCTTTTCAGTTTCTACATCTGGTGAATCAGACCAGCAAATCAGTACAGTTTCATCAAGTGGCGGCTCTTCGAGTTGAACGTTTATCCATCTATCATCAAGTTTCGCAAGCTGAGCTTTGAGTGCATTAATCTCATTAAGAGCACGATCAACAATATCTGTAAATGTGCATCCTTCCATATCTCGGTCAGCAGCGAATTTACAAAGTTTATGAATTGTGCTGTAGCCATGAATCTCAATAGTTTCAGGATTTTTAGAATCAATCATGGCTCGGCTCCATAAAAGTTTCTTCATCCCACCAGTTTTGATTTTCTGAAAGATATTTAGTGTGTTCTTCCGGTGAGCCGTTCCACTCTTCTAAAATGATTGAGTCAGCAATGCATTGGCCCACTTTAGGAAATACTTGAAGCGCTTCATTCTTCAATCGCTCCACCAATTTTTCACCGACTTCTTTACTTGGTACCGGATAAAGCATTTCTGCTGAATCAGGTTCCTCAGGGATGTTTACTGCCCATAATTTATCCATATATTCACCTATTGAGAATAATTTTGCGCATAAACATGATTTATTTAAGTTTATGCGCAAATAGTTGCTCATTTTCTCCAACGTGCTTCTTTAAACTTTGCATCACAAATCAATGATTCGATTTCAGATGCATTTACGTTTTCAAAGATGTGATCCATTTTGCTGCCGAACACGATGAGTGTCCGGCTTTGCGACGAGTATCTAAATTTCATCAAGCACAACCTTCCAAGACTTTGCGGAGATATGGATCTGTGTCTGGTTGGCGTAATAACCAAACAACATAATCCTTTGGCAGTTTGTGTATAGCTGTACCTTTGTACTTACCAAAAGTGATTTTTTTTGGAACACGTGCCTTTTCAGAAAATAAGTACAAGGACTGCATATCTTTGATGGCCAAGGTATCAATGAGATGCTTGAGTATGACGCCAGTAAAATAAATATCAGCCTTGGCATTGTGTGCATTGCGAAGGTGTTTTCTTGCCAATTCTTTGTCATTCATGACGTGGTAATAGATAGCTGACAAATTGTGCGCGTCCAGATCTGACCACACCATTCTTGATAAGGCTAAAGTGCAAATTGCTTTAACCTGAACGGTATTGTCACAAAGTTGAACGGCCTGGATGTCGTAATCAATATTGTGACCAATCATGAACTCAACACTGCTTGGTAGTTTGAATGTTTCAAAGCTAGGCTTTTCTGCAATATCGCTTTCCAAAATATGGTGTACTGCCATCGCACCAAGACTAATTGGCTCAGGACAAGAGAAGTATTCATCAAAAACCATTTCATGATTTATATTGAGAACCCCTTGCTCAAAAGAGCAAGGTGTATACGCAATCTCAATTGGATAACCATTAAGCTTATTGGTTTCAGTGTCTAAAATAATCGCATTCATAATCTAGATCTCAATAAGGAAAATCATCGTGCTGTGAGTTATTTAGTACTGGTGGCGCATCGTTGTAATAATCGTCAAATCCACCTTGGTTATAACCATTGTTTTGACCATATCCTTGATTATTTCCTCCATACCCACCGTTATTCTTGGGTTTGCGTGTGGTGATTGGATTGGACATTAAAGAAGAAAGTGACTTAGGAAGCGCCTCTGGTGATGTTTTTCGCTCTATGATTTCTTTGGCCATGAGTTCGCTTTGAGCGTGAAAGCAAGAGAAGAAATTCATTTGATATTTCCAATCCCCACTATCATTTTGATAGTTTTCACGTTGCAACAAGAATCCAATACGCTTACCAGCCACTTCAGGTGCTACGATGCAATTTTTCATTACACGCTCCTTTGCATCGAAATCGTATTTTTCCAACTGTGCATTTGTAGGGGTTAGTCCGCGAGCACCAATACAAGCAAGTAATGCATTAATTTTATGAACACCACCGAGCGGAGTACCGTCTTTTTTCTCAGTCCAGATTGAGAATGAAGCAGATTCTTTATTGTCGGTCTCAAATTCAATTTCAAAGCCCGTGGTACCAGATTTGGCAGTTATAAACTCCATATGTTTAATAATTCCAACATACTTTCCTGCCTCTTCGATACGAAGACTACTATCAGCTTGTTTAGCTGATTCAGGATTGAAGCCAAATTGTTTGTATTGCTGATTCATGAAAAATTACTCCTAATTGAATAAAGTCTTATGCTGGTTGCTGTTGATGGTTTTGTTGCTGAGACAAAGCAGGGATGTTGTAGTATTCGCAAATTGCGGTATCCACTTCATTCAAATCATTTTCAAGGTGATCGTCTTCAAAGAGACCTATTGGTGCTTTGACAGTAGAACTACCGTTGTTCTTGGTTTGAAAGATGTACTGATCATTGATCACTGATGTTTGAAGACATATCGTCACCATGCCTTCAAGGGTGATTTTCTCATCAAGCATTTTTCCAATAGTTTTGATCTTGGTTTTGCCTTGGCTATCTTCTTCTGTGTGGCTTAAGAGATAGATGCGTTTATGGTCATGCGCATTAATCGCAGCATTAAAAACATCCCACGCATTGCGGCCAATCTCTGTGAACTTATCAAAGCTCTTTTCTGTGCTTCGACGCATAAATTCATTTGCCATGACATACTGAAAGTCATCAATGATGATGATTGGACGTTTAGAGCCATTAATCACATTAATAATGAATTGAGGGTTATCTGACACAAGAATCGAACCCTGTTTATTGTCGGGGGTGATGTAGGTCCAGTTTGGTGAGCGAAAAGGTAAAGGTTTCTTGATGACCTGAATTAGCAACACATGCTGCGGGTTCAGGTTTCTCAAACTTGCTGACTTGCCAGTACCAGACTGGCCTAAAATTAATGTTGCAATACTCATTATTCATTCCTCATTATTCGTTATCTATTTATGAAGTTAGCGCCCGTTAGAAAGCGCATTTTTATAGGCAATACGCTGATTGGCTGAATAACGCTCACGTCTAAAACATGGATCGCCAAACATGATTGCAACTGCTTTTTTGTGCTGAAAACCTACTTCATGTCGCAAATTACGCATGATCCATGGTTTGGCTTGAAGCGTGTCAGGGCTTACAGATGTTCCTCCGTTTTCACCTTCGATACGAACATCTTTGAACTGATAATCAGTTGAAAAAACTTGAGGACCAAGGCGAACGTGATAACGACCGTTGTCATCGCGAGTGATGAATTCGCGGAAAGTGGTGGAGTATTGTTTTTGCATTAGACAGCCTCCCCGACACCCAAGCGAACCTTCGTCAATTCAATAACTAATTGGTACTCTTGATGAAATTGGCCAGTGTGGCGCTCATTCACAGCATCAGAAAATTGCTCTAATGTTCCATGAAAGCAGCCACGATTTACTGAAATGCCACCATCTTTATTTTTGAATGCCGTGTACGTACCGTTTTCGCTACCAATGATTGATAACCAGAAAATGTCTCGTCGCTGCTCAACCCAAGCGTCGCCAGAAACCCGAGCGTTGCCAGAAACCCGAGCGTCGCCATAAACCCAAGCGTTGCCATAAACCCGAGCGTCGCCATAAACCCAAGCGTCGCCATAAACCCAAGCGTTGCCAGAAACCCGAGCGTCGCCATAAACCCAAGCGTTGCCAGAAACCCGAGCGTTGCCAGAAACCCGAGCGTCGCCATAAACCCAAGCGTTGCCATAAACCCGAGCGTTGCCATAAACCTGAGCGTTGCCAGAAACCCAAGCGTTGCCATAAACCTGAGCGTTGCCAGAAACCCAAGCGTTGCCATAAACCTGAGAAAGGTTATTTTCGGATTCGATATATCCACCAAGCTCACCAGCTGCAACCAATGAACCAATTGCAACCAAAGCGCGGATACGTTTAAGTGTGCGGCCATCCCATGTGGTAACAGTGTCGTTATCGAGAAGTTCGTATTTTTTGTTTTCCATCACACACCCCCAGCTAAATGATTCTTCTCAATATAAGTTGCAATGAGAGTGTTGATATTTCGATGGTCATTGCGATCAGTAAAGTCGTTATATTCGTGGCCATTGATTGATGTGATGCGATCGATTGCGAGATTATTGATTTCAATCACTTCATGCTCTGAACCGATAACGCCATAGTTTTCTTCACGTGCAGTGAAATCAAAGCTGGTATAAATATAGAAACCATCGAGCTTAATAACGGCTTCACCTGAGTTTTTGTCGTTATCAACTTTAATTGCAGAAACGCCATATTCAGATGGTTTGGTAATAGGGTAGGTTGCGACTTGGGTAGGTTTTTCAGAAACCAGGGCGTATGCGCCTGTTAAGCCAAAGATTAGGGCAGAACCCAATGCCCAACGCTTTAAGCGCGACGGAACTATGTACGCCGTATTGTGCTTCAATGTGTTTTGTTCCATAATGAACTCCATCGTGAAAAGCCCTGTTTGATGTGAGAGTCGGCGGGGCTTTTTGTTGTCTTGATGAAATCATTAAACCAAAGGTATAAATTAAAATCAAGTCCGAATTAAACCTTTGGTGAAAATATTTTTATACCTAGGTTTAATTTTGTTTTAATAGACAAAAGAAAACCCACCGATGGGGTGGGTTGTGTAATAAGAAAAATATCTAACTTGCTTTGAGCATTTCAAAAATTCTTGCTGCGCCTTCTTTTTCAGAATCACATGTATAGATATTGATGTGAGTTTTTGATGCCACTTCTTCCCTTAGGAGTTCAATATTTTCTTTCATTCTAGCCAAAGTTTTTAATGGTACTTGTAGATTGTCATCTGTTGGCATTTGTATAATCAAATCATAGTTGCTAGATACATTGTGCGAATCAAATATTTGCAAATCCATTAAGTTTGACTTCATTCTGGTAATAGTTTGTGATGTGCAAACATTAAATTTCGCAGAATAACGAGCAGTATGGAATCCACAAGAAATTTTTACGTCTTTTCTGATAGGGATTTTTATATCAAATGCATTTTCATAGGATGAATCAATTTCTAACACTGCATTTTTAACACGTTTAGACCAACGGTTGTCGACTTGCTCATTCTCAAATAAACTATCTTCTTGCTCAAATAATCCCTTTAGGGCAACAGAGCCAAGGCTTGCAGTTTTGTACAAAGCTTGCCGAACTATGCCTTTAATATTATCTGACTGAGAGGTATGCCAAGCACCTATAGTTACACCATCAAGAGTGGACTCCCCATTATTTTTCAAAATATTTGCTTTTATTAGTTTTATATATCCATTAAATGATGATGCTTTGGTTCCATATAAGCTATCAATAACTGTAGGATGAAGTGCATCAAAAACCTCAATTGTGCCACTTAAATCTTTGGTTGTTATTAGAATTGCAATAAGCTCCCCACTTTTTGGTATTGGTTCAAAATACACAGTTCTCCACTCGGCAAAAAAACTAGGTTCGGAAGGAAATGAAATTTTACCAAACATCTTAACCTCCGATTAAATCTAATTGTTGATGTGATTGTGGTGGCTTTATAGCATTTTCAATTAAAATTGCCAACACACCATTTCTGGCATTTAAGAAATTTCTTACTCTTTCAATGATTGTATTATATTCATTAAGCAGATAATGATTTTGTGCTTTTTTTGCAAGTGAGTCGCAATTTGTCCCCCACATTTCATCAGCAATACATTTTTTAATTTTTGACATTAACTTAAATGTATAGATTTCATTCTCACCTTTGTAATGTTGAATAATTTCAGAAATGTTACCAACTTTAGTTATCTCATTGATTGGTAGTCTTGGATCTTGTGATGAAAAGAAAGCTTTTTCATGATCGATAAATCTAAAAGAGTCACCATCATACAAAATATTTGAATTATTTCTGTCAGGATTGGCGATTAGTTCATCAAATGCCACAATAGAGTGTAACCCCGAGAAATCAAGCAAACACTCTTCACTTAATTCGTGATCCATTAAAAATCTCTCAAAGGATGGCATATCGTACATTTGAGAGCCAAATAATAATGTTGGTTTATCTACAGCGATTTGCGGGTGGTTCGGCTCAACCAAGACAAGCATCGGTTTGGGAATAGGGATATCAAGCATTAGCCCAATTAATGCGCTAATAATCTCTATACACAAACCCTCAGCGTTGCGGCATTTTTTAATATATGCAGGAAACTCCCCTTGGTTTGTAGCTACAAAGCCCGTCCATAATGGATTTGATCCCTTATTGCTGATCTCCAAGTCAACTAATGCTCTTCCATATAGCAGATTTTCATTTATGAAGTTTTCTAATTCCATGCATTAATCCTTATAATTTAACCTGACTTGATTTTGTCGAGTTCACAGTTTATTGTTCAGAATACTTTTCCAAAAACTCATCAATCCAGCCTTGCGCAGCGTCAATGTTTGTGATGTCAGCCAGTTTTAAATTTGTGTTTTCTGCTTCATTAACACCTTCAATGATCACCTCAAAGATATTAGCCTCAGCAATCACTTCCCGTGCCATCTCAGAAGCATCATAGCTTTGCTTGGCTTTTTTAAGTCCTGCAATTTGCTTATCAATTCCTTCGCCAATTTTCCCAAGTGCCTGTTTAAATTCTTGTTTGTTAATAGACAAGGCAGTTTTTGTTTTGTTAAGTGTTCCTATCATTGCACTCTCATTTTTAAAAAAAATTTTATTAACCGGCTCGCCAAAACTGATGACCCATAACTTTAAAATTTAGTCCATTTTGCTCAGTAACTTCACGATCCCTATACTTAGAGTTAAGGCTATGAAGAATTAATTTTCCACCTTCTTCTTTGAATATCTGCTTGATCATCCCTTCGCCTTCAAAGTAAACAGCATAGATCTCACCATCAATTATTTCAGTTTGCGATATATCAATACCCACAAGATCCTCATCTTTGATAAAGTCGGTCATACTGTCGCCCTTAGCTTTGATAATTCGCATGCTATCAGGATGCACATGCTTCTTTTTGAAGAAGTTGGGCGGGAATGGCTGTTTGCCATTTATAACATCAAAATGAAACTCAATCGCCTCGCCAGTGCCGCAAGAAAAACTCGCCTCAACAACATCAATCCAGATAAACCCATCATCCTCAGAGTATTCAGCAACAATTGGGCGCTGAATGTCATTTGCATCAAACGACGATTCATCTTTATTAGAAAGATTGTGTTTTTCCATAAATTCTTGCATGTTGAAATTGGTTAGATTCTGATTTTTTTTACCATTTAGAAGCCACCCAGCATCCACTTCTAGCAACTCAGCTAGCTTATCTAAAGTCTCCTTTCCGATCTGCCCCTTCTTCCATTTAGATGGAGCTTGAGGCGTTAGACCGATCATTGTTGCGGCTTTGGACCATGATAGCTTTTTTGCTTTCAGTGCTTCCTGAATGCGGTCAACCATTGTGCTCATAACTTTCATTATTTGTGAAACCTTTGGTTAAATTCTCGTATAAAAAAGATAAAAATGTAAGCAACCATAGGTTGAAAATAAATTTAACTCATGGTTTAATAAAAATATTAATTGGGTTTAAATAAGGTTTAAGATATGAATCCTATTCAACAAGCAATAGAGGCTGTTGGTGGGCGGACCTCGGCAGCAGCACTATTAGGCATCTCGTATGTTGCAGTTCGAAAAATGGCTGAGAAAGGTGTTTTGCCTCGTACTGATTACACAGGCGAAACACAATATGCAGAAATCTTCGCAGAACACAGCAACGGCAAGCTCACAAAAGAATGGTTGCTTGATAAGGCAAATCCAAAACATTTACTAGCTTAAAAACATACACCAAGTATCAAGCTTTAGCCCGAAAAAATAAATGTGAAAGAAAACAAGGATTTCACAATGAATGAACTGAAATTAAGTAAAGAGGCACAAACAGCGCTTTTCCAGATGATTAACAACTCGGAAAACTGCGGGCCGAAAGATATTGCTATGGCAATCGGTGATTCACACAACATGGTTTGCAACTACGCAAATCAGAATATGCCGAATCATTTGCCGAATATTCGCAAGCTCGAAGCAATGATGATGTATACGCGCAATCCAGCACTCATAAAAGTTTGGGCGCATCAAATGGGTTTTGCGCTAGTTCCAGTGGACTGTGATAGCAGCAAGCATCATGAATTATCAATTTTTGAAGCAATGATGTTGCACAACATTAAGTGTGGAAAAGCTAACAAAGTCGTTTTTGATGCCTATGAAGATGGAGTTGTCACACCACAGGAGTATGAGGAAATTCATCAAATCTCGAACAACTTAATCGAATTAATTAAAGCTGTTGACAGTGCTGCACATAAACATATGCAGAAATATTTATCGGCTGCACAAATAGAAAAAGCCTGATCTCTTACATCAGGCTTTAGGCGTTCATCAATTTAGGAACCAAAGAACATGGTTAATTTAACAGAACAGCAAAACGAAGACAATCGGGAATTTTTAGTCGGCGATGTGGTTGTAATGGTTGAGGAAGATGACTACGACAATCTGTTTGAAATTGTTGGAAGATCAAAAAGACTGTTTCACCTTAAAGGTATCGACTCATTGTTTTATGGTCGTTTGAATTTTCAAATCCGTCACGCAAAAGTCGCAGAACTCAACGCCAAACGCCGTTTGACTGAGGCGGAAATGGCGATAGGGGAAATATCATGACAGTTCAAGCTCAAATTACTGAAGTAAATTTTGCCAATCGCACAGTGACGGTAGAGGCATTCCAGAATGGCAAGAAAATCCTGAAAAGCCCTATGCGCTACCAACGTTTCACTAAAAAAGATATTGAAAGCCAGATTCGTAAAGAGCTGAAGGCATATGACGGACCTCTCTGGGGGGGGGCTTTCGGTCGTATTCAATATTCGGATCGACGGGTGATGACTATGAAAATGACGTTAGCCCAATTGGTAAAGCAGAGACGCAAAGCTCTCAATTTGCAACCAGTACCAGACAATTATGCACAGTCAGTAAAAGTTGATTTTTTTGCTGTACTTGAGCGGCACTTCAATAAGAGAGGTGCTGCGTGACTAGAAACCTTCCAATTATTAAGTTGATTGAAGCTATGAACGAGCAACCAATTGCATTCAATAAACACTATGTATTCATAGGTTGTGGAATCAATGGCGCACTCATGCTTTCACAATTGGTCTACTGGACATCACGCACTAAAAACAGTGATGGCTGGATCTACAAAACCCACCATGAGTGGACACTCGAAACTGGTATGACACGCAGAGAGCAAGAGACAGCTCGTAAAACCCTAAAAAGCTTGGGGTTTCTTTCTGAAAAGAAAGAAGGAGTGCCGCGTCGCGTTTACTTCAAAGTTGAGCGTGAAAATCTCTACAAAGCATTGGTTGAATACTCCGAAAGTATTGATATTAATAGTATGCACAATTCCGCCATACTGAATGCACCAAACGTACATACTGAATGCACAGATGCGCCAGACTGTATGCACAATTCCGCCATACTGAATGCACAAATCAGCCCATCTAATACAGAGAATACATACAGAGAATACACAGAGAATACTTCAGATATTATTTGTGCTGACGCGCCAAGCGAAACCCAAAGCCAAAAAACAGAAAAATTCTCACCAAAAAAATATCTTGTCGAAAAAGGTGTATCTGAAAAAACAGCATCCGAATACATCTCTTTGAAGACAAAAAAACATAAAACGATTACAGATCGTATGGTCGACATGGTTGTCAAACAAGCCAAGGAAGCCAAAATCACACCAGAGCTTGCATTTCAAATCATCGTGGTTCGAGGATGGGAAACATTCAAGGCTTCATGGAATTGGCAGGAAACCGCCAGCGAATTAGCTGCGCTTGAACAACCACAAACCGAGCAAACAACCCATGCTGAACAAGAAACACAACCTCAATTCAAAGGCGTGGCTAAAAAATTCAAAGGGGTGAACGCATGAGCGAATTACACTCAATCCCATCTGAGCAAATCATCCTGATGTCGATCATGAGTTCAGAGTCTTATGCGGACACGCTTGTTGAGCAAGTTGAAATTTCTGATTTTTACGCAGGTCGCCATCAAATTATTTTTAATCACATTCTTGATCAACACCGAAAAGGCGAAAGCTTTGATTTCATCACAATTTGGGATTTGATCAAAAACAATCATCAGGAAAAAGAGATTCCTGAACAATACCTCATCGATTTGAACAGTCGTACCGCAACAGCCTTGATGTTTGAAACGCATCTTGCAAAGCTCAAAGATTTATCAGCTCGCAGACGCTTGCACGACACCAGTAAGCTGATTAATTCAATTGCTGTGGATATGGTCACTCATACCGCAGAAACAGCAGTAAGCAAGGCTCAAAGCTTAATCCAAAATCTTGATTTGGGTGCGGGCGATGAAAAACTCAAACATGCACATGAATTTTCAAAAGTCGCTATCAGTGAGTTTATTCATCGTCACCAAGCCTTGCATGCGGGTGTGCCTTTTGACGGTGGAATTCGCACTGGATTTACAGCGCTGGATAACAAACTAGGTGAAATTGGGAAAGGCGATTTAGTCATCATTGGTGCGCGCCCAAGCATGGGTAAAACAACATTCGCACAGAACTTGGCGGCAGACATGATGATTAATCAATCATTGCCAGTGTTGTTTTGTTCAATTGAAATGCGAGGCCATCAGATTGCACAGCGCTTGATTAGCGGGATTGGAGGGGTTGAGCTTAGAAAAGTCCTCACAGGTCAAATTAACCCAAATAGCGATGATTTTAAAAACATCAACACAGCAGCCAATGTTCTTGAAAAAGCACCGCTAATGATTGATGACAACAACCGTGCCACTGTGGCGAGTATTCGTCGGTCAGCAAAGAAAGTGCAGACCAAATATGGAAAGGTTGGAGCAATTTTTGTTGATTACATCCAAAGAGTAACCCCACTCTCTAAAAACAATTTTGGTCGCTCTGACAAAGATATCGGTGAAATCTCAACAGAATTAAAGCGCATTGCAGGTGATTTTGAATGCCCTGTTTTTGCATTGGCTCAGTTGAACCGAAATCTTGAAAACCGCCCAAATAAGCGTCCAATGAATGCAGATTTAAAAGAATCAGGTGATCTGGAGCAGGATGCAGACATCATCATGTTTATTTACCGCGATGAAGTCTACGCAAAAGAGTCTAAAGAGGCGGGTACAGCAGAAATTATCATTGGTAAAGCGCGTAATGGGTCGATTGGAACGGTGAGATTAGCAACCGACTTAGCAAGATCAACATTCCTTGATTTAAGTCCTGAGTATTACGAAAGCCTAGAAATGCAAGGAGGTGCGGCATGAGTAATTACGTAGAAATATTTGACAATATTATTTTTGTTTTGAGTCAGTTTGCTGAAACAGATAAAGCCCTAAACATCGAGGAAGTTGAACTTAAGCTTGGTGTTAGTAAGCGCACTGCGCAGAGACTTTGTAAGTCTTTGAGCGAGTCAGGGTGGCTTTACTTTAAAAGGGTTGGTCACGACAAATTATATTTTGCAAGCGAGAAAACTAAGCGATTGTTTGGAGATAAGCCATGACAACAACGGTAGAAGAATGGTTGGCACAGGGCAACAAAATTACAGTGATTCAGGGATTCACTGGTATTGCACCGAAGCAAAAGTTTAATAATCGGGAAGTCAAGTTGCGTGGCAGGGCAAAAACTCAAACTCAGATGCCGAGATTGAATGAAGAACAAGCAAAAGAACTAAGTGACTGGCTAGATGCGAAATTAGGTCGAACTTTGGATTTGGCGAATTACATGAATTGTTCGAGCACAAAGATAGGGTTAATCAAAAATCGAAAAACACCATGCTCTAAAACCCAATTTGAAATGATGAAAAAGGGGATGCGGGCAATTGAGGGCGTTAAGCATGAAAGCACATAAATTTGTAGCAGTACATGGTATTGAGAAAGCTAAAGCGGTTTTGGAGGGTGCGCCAGATTGGTCACGTTATTACAGCACGGTGGATGGTGAATACTATTTGATTGAACTGAATGCAGTCAATCTTAAACAACTCAAACAGGTGGTTGAGAGCTTTGAAAACATAGAGTTTTACGGAGGGTTTGAAGAGGTCAAATTTAAAATTAGACGTGCTGAATTAAACGGCTGGCTCTGTATATCGGTGGCGCACGAAGATGGGTTTGCTGAATGGTATCTAGAAGGCGCAAAAAAAGCCATCGCAGATTACGAACTGGTTGAGTCTTACAAGGAGAATCAGCATGTTTAAAGTTGGGGATGAGGTCGTTTTCTTATCAAGAAAGTCAGATGACACGGATTTATACACTCTTGAGGCTGTTCTGGATGATGGACAGTTTCTAGGAATCAGCGATTACAGAAAAGCTTTTCCATCTAGTAGCTTTAGACACGCTACACCCGAAGAAATAGCAGCAGGACATCGCATCGATTGCGAAGTCTTAGATATGGCGGATGTGAGTGGGAGTTGTGAGGTGCGCAATGGATAA